TGGATTGGCGGATTTAAGCATTATTTTTCAAAAAACTTGATTCATATTGATATATCCAGAAATAGAAAATGGTAGATCCAAAAAAACAATCTTACAAAGAAAAGAACGGAACCTCAAGGGTTGGCGATAGCATTCGTTGGTTAGTTGAGAAGGGAACTAAAGTAGCTCCAGATTTATTACAGCTTGCTGGAAGCTTTACAGGAATCAAAGGCTTAGGCGACCTAGTAAATAAAATAAATGATTCGCCAGATCTTTCCGAAATGGATAAAAAAATGCTTAATTCACAGGCGGAATTAGATCAAGTTGAAATGCAAGAAGTCACAAAAAGATGGCAAGCAGATATGGAGTCTGATTCTTGGGCTTCAAAAAATATACGTCCTTACGCTACAGGAGGTACTTTAGTTTTTACTTTTATAATTATGCTTTTAGATTCTGCAATTAAAAGTTTTAAAGTTGAAGATCACTGGGTTAATCTTTTGGTAACTTTATTGTCATTAATGGTGGTTGCTCTATTTGGAACAAGAGGTGCTGAAAAAATAGCTAAAACCATCAAAGGAAAGCGTTAGTAAAAAACTATAACTATCAAAAAAACTTATAATAAACAAATAATCGTTAATATTGTAGTATGAACTTTCAATTAGCCAGAGAAATATACGGATTAACCCCTTTTTGTGTTGATTCTTTTACGCTGCCAGCTATGTTGGCTATTTTAAGCGATATAAAGAACGGCGTAAAATTTGACGCCGTAAGCAGCCTTAAAAACGATTGTTTTGATATTGTATTCAATAGTGAAGATCGTTTAATTCGTCGAAATTACGAATTAGAAAATCAAGATCAATTTAACGGCGTTGGAATTGTTAAAATCAATGGTCCAATTTTAATGGGCGGCGGTGCTTCGACTTTAGGAATGTTAGACGTTTCAACAAACGTTTTATCTATGGCAAAGGATAATCGAGTCAAAGGATTTATTTTTGATATGGATTCTGGCGGCGGTTCAACTGCTGCTGTTGAAATAATGGTTGATACTATTAACGAGGTTAAGGCGATGGAAAAACCTGTTTATGTTTTAATCTCTAAAGGTGGAACTTTAGCAAGTGCTGCTTATGGCATAGCGTCCGCCGCTAATGCAATTTACTATCAAAGTGATATGTCTATGGTCGGAAGTCTTGGAACCATGCTTCAAACTGAGGGAAGAGCTGCAAACAGCGAAAAAGACGGTGTTAAATACATTAGATTGTATGCAACCAAATCAGTTCTAAAAAACAAATCAATAGAAGAGGCGTTAAATAATGATAATTATACATTATTAGTTAATGAGCTTTTAGATCCAGTTAATGAACGATTTATTTCTACATTACAAACCAACAGACCAAAGCTTACAAACGAACAACTAGATGGAAACGCGATTTTCGCAAAAGATGATTCTGGAATTTACCTAGACGGTAAATCAACAATGGAAGATTTATTTCAAAAAATAATAACAAATAATAATATTACAAACACCAATATTAATTTTAATTCAAACACCAAAATGACAAAACAAGAACTTCAAAACACGCATCCAGAACTCTTTAGCGAAGTTCTTAAAATGGGTGTAACTTCTGAATCTGAAAGAGTCCAAAGCTGGTTGGCTCATCAAGAAACCGACTCAAAAGCGGTAATGGCGGGAATCGAAAGTGGACTAGAAATATCAAGCTCACAGCGTGAAAAACTGTTAGTTAAATCTAGTAAAATTAAAACAGTTGAGCAAATGCAAAGCGAATCCGCAAAGGATTTTCAAACAGGCGAATCAACTCTTGACTCTGGACTTTCTGCTGAGCAAAAAGAACTAAATGCAGCATTTAACTTTAAACTTAAATAAATTATGAGCATCACAGCAACACAAAGAGATGAAACAAGAAATCAATCAACGGTTGATTTTGTAAGGAAAAACTTATTCCTATACGGTGCTAGATTTGCAAAAGGCTTGCTAGTCAATAACACAGATCCAGAAGCTTCCCAGACCGCAACACTTGGTCAATTGGTCGTTCGAGACACCGACACGGCTGGACAATTAGAATTAGCAACAGCTAGTAATTTAGCTGATGTATTGGGAATTACTTTTATGGATACTACCGTTTTAGCGGATAACGCCGCAACCGTAGCAATTGATTATGCAATTCGTGGAGATATTGACGGTGGACTGTTACAATTACCAGCTAACGTCACACTTGACACCACCGTAGGAAACAAGGCATTGAGAGACGTTCTCAATGATTTAGGATTTGTGATATTCGCAGTCCAGGAACAAACTAAAATCGACAATTAACTATGGCAATCACAATTCAAAATCATACAAAAACGATTGCCAGTAGGGTAGTCGGTACATTTGTAGAGGACAAACCAGTTTTAGCGGGATTTTCTGGATTTTTTCCAAGAGAAACTGCTTTAACTAGACAAGTAGATTTAGAAGTCCAACGGGATAATGACACTATCGCTGTTGACGTTCGAAGATTTACTGAGGGTAATAAGAATAAATTTAGCATCGTTACTGAAAAGAAATTTGAGCCTCCATATTTTAGGGAGGAATATGATTTTCAGAATGATGAAATTTATATGTCTACAATCGCTTTAGGCGTTGGATTGGAAAATTCAACTGTTAATGCTATTATAGCTCAAAACGCTTTGCGTAACATCCGAAAAATGCGCGATAAGATTGAGAGATCAATTAGAAAGCAGCAAGCCGATGTTATGCAAACGGGAATCGTTGAATTAATTAATGGGGATTCTATTGATTACAAAAGAAAGTCCGCCTCTATGGTTGATTTAGGGGCTGGTGAATACTTCACTAATGCTACTGCTAACCCTTTAGCAAGTATAAAAAACGCAGGTACTTTTTTGAGAGATGTTGGAGCAAGCGCATCAACAACCTTAAACATGGTTATGCGTGGCGAAGGGTTATCCGCTTTATTAAGCAATCCAATTTTTAAAGAAGAGGCTGATAATAGACGTATCAATAGATCTGATGTTATTTCGCCAGAATTTAATAACGTGACTGGTTTTGCTTTTCATGGTCAAATATCCGCTGGGGATTTTAATATTAATCTTTGGACCTATAACCAAAAGTATTCCGCTGCAAACGGCGATACAACTTATTACCTAGATAGTAATAAGGCGATGTTTATTCCAGATGATTTCGCAGCCAAGACTGTTTTCGCTGGTTTACCTAACATGGTAGATCGTGAAATTAGCGGAGAAACGGCTTCAATGCCATCAGTTGTAGAAGCTGAATTTTTGCTTAGAGCTTATTCAGATATAAAAACAATGAGTTCAACTCTTGAAATCACATCGGCTCCTTTGGCAATGCCAATTACAATCGATAAAATTTACACAGCTCAAGTACTAGCTTAATAATTTAAAGGCGGTTTAAAAACCGCCTTAACTTAAATAAAATGAAACAATACAGAATTAAAACGTTTAAGCATCTTTTGGCAAGTAATAAACTCGCAGTTAAGGGTGATATTGTTAATGAGTCGAAATTTGTTAACATATCAGAAAGTTTAAAAGGCGGATTTGTTGAAGAGGTAAAAGTTGAAAAAAAACCAAAACCTTTTAAACCAACTAAGTAAATAAAATGAGCGGTAAACTATTAACAAAAGCAAGAAGGGACGCTAATAAAATCATGAAGGGCGGATTTAGTGATACTATCACTCTAATTCATCCTAATACTGGTTTGACTATAAATACAGATGGTTTGGCTTCTAAACATCATATTAATTTTGATTCTGATGGTTTGCCTATTAATAGTAAGAATGTTCATGTTTCTTTGAATGAAGCTGATTTAGTTAGTCAAAATTATAATCCTCGGAATAGTAATAATGAAGTCGCACTGATAAATCATTTGGTTAATGTAAAAGACTCAACTAACAACCTAAGAAATTATGTTGTTATAGAGAACTTTCCAGATGAAACCTTGGGATTAATAACATGCATACTTGGAGACTATGGCACTGATTAATAGCATTATTGGACCTTCGGGCGTTAAGCTTATTAAGCATCAAATTGCCGCTGTTTTAAAGACCGAATTAGAAAATCAAAAGGTTTTACAATCAGATGATTTTCCAATTAACGTTTTTGTTGATCGAATGGTTCCTATTGATAAGTCAGAGGTTGTGGTTATTAATGTAAGGTTTGAAAGTCTAAATCCAGAATCTATAAATCAACATGGATCTCAAGAAGATGCAACATTTACAATTGATGCGTGGGCGGTAGCAAAACAAACACCAACAAAAAGAGGTGATTTATTAAGCACAAATTTAAGAGACAAACTTATATTTCAGATTAAAGCAATTTTGCAAAGTACTTTTTATGTCACTTTAGATTTTGTTCCTGGTTTGGTTATGTCATCAAATGTTGGAAATATTGAACCTTACGAGCCTAATAATAATCAAGATGCTAGTTTTGTTAGCATGGCTAGACTTAATCACAATGTTAGATTTTATCAAGATTATAAAGTTAAGGATGGTGTACAAATAACAAATAATCTAACAACGGTTAAATTATTAAACACAGAGTTAGGATATAAATACGAATTAATCAATTAAAACAAAAAACAAGCTATGGCAGCAATATCAACCGCAGTAGGTTTAGAGCGAAGGGCTAGGGTCGCTGGTTACAGGATTACAAAGGGATTCTTTAACGAAACTAGTTTAAATCTAAATCAAATTATTGCAATATTTGGAGAAGCCAACACGGCTAATCAAGGAGCTTTGAGCACTACAAAAACCGAGGTTACTTCAGCTCAAGAAGCTGGTGAGCTTTACGGATTTGGAAGCCCAATTCATCAAATTCTTAGAATTCTTAGACCTATAAACTCCGAGGGGGTTGCCGGAATACCTACTATTGTTTTTTCTCAAGAAAGCGCAAACGATGCAACCGCCACAGAATTAGAATGGACTGTAAGCGGTAACGCAACAAAAAACGCTACTCATACATTAATAGTCAACGGACGAGATAATTTAGATTTTCAAACCTATAATTATTCAGTTTTAAAAGATGATACACCAACCGCAACAGCTGCAAAGATTGTTTTAGCTGTTAATTCAGTTTTAGGATCTAGCTTTACTGCCACTTTATCTGGTGCTGTTGTTACTTTTGTTACAAAATGGAAGGGTGCAACAAGCAAAGAGGCGAATATTGTTATAAGCAATCAAGGCGAGGCCGCTGGCGTAACTTATTCTCAAACTGACACGACCGATGGAGCGGGTACGGTTGATTTAGCACCTAGTTTAGCTCAATTCGGCTCTACTTGGTACACCTCTATAATTAACCCTTATATTGATAAGCTTGAAATTATTGAGCAATTTAATGGTGTTCCTTATGGAACTACTCCTACAGGTAGATACAATGCTGTTGACTTTAAACCGTCTTTAGCATTTTTTGGAAGCTTGTTAGATGATAAAGATGATCTAGCCGCAATCACAAACGCAACCGATAGAATAGATCAAGTTACTAACGTGCTTTGTCCTGCCCCGAAATCTAATGGATGTACTTGGGAAGCAGCTTCTAATATGGTTGCTAAATTTGCAAGAATAGCACAAGACACGCCGCATCTAACGGTTAATAATCAAAATTACCCAGATATGCCAGTACCAGCTTCGGGCGATATTGGTGATATGTCAGATTATAACAATAGAGATTTTTTAGTGAAAAAAGGATGCTCAACGGTTATCTTAGAAAACGGAGCATACAAAGTTCAGGATTTAGTAACCACCTACCACCCAGAAGGTGAGATCCCTTTACAATATGCTTACCCTAGAAACTTAAATATTGACTTTAATGTTCGAGAAGGCTACGGAATTTTAGAAACTCTTAATGTAAAAGATCATGCTATTATAGCGGATAACCAAGTTAGCGATGCTCAAAGAACTATTAAACCAAGGCAATGGCAAAGTATTTTGTCAGACTACTTTGAAGATTTAGCGGGTAGAGCATTAATAACAGAGCCAGAATTTTCTAAAGAAAGTTGCTCAGTTCAAAGAGGAGAATCAAATCCAGATCGTTTTGAAACTTTTTTCAGATATAAAAGAACTGGAATTGCCAGGATTGAATCTACAACCGTTGAGGCGGGTTATTAATTAACCAATACAAAAACATAAAAAAAAATGGCAAAATACGCAGGAGGTGACATTATAGAGGTTACATGCAACCATTCAACTTTAGGCAGTTTCAAATTTGCTACTAAATCAAACGAGTCCTACACAATGGACCCAGGAGGTTTTAGATCTAATGACGACGCCAATATGATTACTGGAGGTGGTGACATGATCGATCAAGTTAATCGAGTACGTTGGTCATTCGAAGGTCCTTTGCAAGCTGATTTTATAAGCAACAATGAGTTGCTTAATTTACCAAAATTAGCGGAAAGCATGGATTTAGCAACATGGACATTTACTCATATTTCTGGAGTTACCTTTAGGGGTCGAGGTAAGTATGTAGGCGATATTCAAATCGACAGTAATACAGCACAGCTAACGGCTAAGATCGCTGGAGGTGGTAGATTGGAGCAACTTTAAAAAGTGGCAATAGAGAGAAATAACAACGGCGGTGTAATAACCGCCACAATACAAAACCAATGAGCAAAGTAAGTAGAGAAGTAGCGTTTAAGGACGTTAAAAGTTATTTAGAATTACATCTAAAAAAAGAGTTTAGGCGAAAGCAGATGCCAGATTCTAAAATTTACGATGAATACGAGGATATGATTGAAGCCGTTCAAGATGGTTTGTTAATTATATCATCAAAGGGAAAAGTTGAATATACATTAAGATATCCTTTATTTACCGATAAAGAAGATTCTGGATTGGCTATTAAGAAAGTTGAAATCAGAAGCAGAATAAAAGCTGCTGATAAGCATGTTTTAATGGATGGTTTAGAAGTACAAAAAAAGTTAGGAACTTATACTTTACGAATAATTGCTTATATAACTATGCTTCAAGAGGTAGACATTAAGGAATTAGAAAAGGATGATTTCGACACTTTAAATCAACTTTGCTCGGTTTTTTAGACGGGTGGTTAGACGCTGCAAACATTAATATAGCGATTAAATCAATAATTAATGAGCATCACTGGCCGCCTTCTATTATCGATGCAATGTATCTGGATTCCTTAGATTATCATGGAATTGGGTTTTGGTATGATAATGCTAAAGAAATGCATGATAAAATGAAAAACCCTAGCAAGTAGATGCTAGGGTTTTTTTGTGTTGGTTTTTCTGTTTACATGATTATAATAATCCTCAATTTTCCTTTCTTTTTTCTTAATATTTAATTTATTTATTTGATACCACATTTCATGAGCATCAGTTTCATTAAATTTAAATCCTAAATTTATAGCCGTTTGCCAAATTACTTGTATTTTTTGCTTCATAACTTTTTTATTTAAGGGGTTTTTACACCCCTGTTTAGTTTTTATTTATTTGAAAAATATATTTCATCTAATCCGCAAACTCTTGAAAATGTTACTTCTCCATTATCTCTCCACTTATAAACTAAATCCATTGCATCGCTTTCGCTTATTTTTAGTAAATCTTTTAAGTTAGTTAAGGTTATAGATACGTGAAGGACTCCATACATTCCATCGGCTAAGGCTTCTTTAGTGTTTTTGTAACCCCATTTTTTAGCTTGTATATTGTTTATTTTATTTTTTAAAGTTGAAATTTTCATAATGTTTACGTTTTTATGTACACTACAAATATAAAACAAACACTTGCTTTAAAAACTACTATTAACAAAACTTTAAGTATTACAGTTTATAAGAATTAATATAAACCAACAAAAACGATTTAATATATATTTTTTATTATTTTTGTAGTTATGGCCGCCACGATTAAAGCACCCGTTATTTTTACCGCAAATGACAAACTTAGTCCTACTTTGCGACGAATGAGTGCCAACGTGCATGGCTTTGCTTCTAAGGCTTCCGTAGGTATTGCAAGGGTAGAACATCGTTTTAATAGATTGTTGAGTCCTATAAGAAGGGCGCAAGCTCAACTAGGTCAATTCGGTTTAATCGCTGGTTCTTTTTTAGCTCTTGCTGTTTTTACAGGAATTACAAGCTTTGAGGAGGGTTTGGTTGGCGTTGGAAAAACCACAGGGTTAACAGGGAAAGACCTTGATAAATTAGGATCCGATGTCATAGATTTATCCGATGATATGCGTGGGGTTTCTACACAGTCGCTTTTAGAGGTTGCTAAAACTGCTGGACAATTAGGAGTAAAAGGATCAGAAAATATTTTAAAGTTTTCTGAAACGATGGCAAAACTTGAAACCGCTACCGACGTAGCTGGCGAAGAGGGCGCTTCTAGTATTGCGAGGCTCTTAACAATAACAGGTGAAGGCGTTGGAATAATAGATCAATTTGGCTCTGCTTTGGTTGGGCTTGGTAATAATTCCGCAGCTACAGAATCAGAGATCATAAGCGTAGCCAGTGAGGTTGCTAGGGGGACTGCTGCTTATGGTTTGCAATCAAAAGAAATATTAGGATTATCAACAGCTTTAAAATCGTTAGACGTCGCACCAGAAGCAGCGGGAAGCGCAGTTGCGAAGGTGTTTAGAGGTATTGAAAAATCTACTTTAGATGGTGGCGAAAGTTTGGAAAATTACGCCAGAATAATGGAAAAAACATCTAAGCAAGTAATAGAAGATTTTGGAAAAAGTCCTCAAAAATCATTTACTAGTTTTATTGGTGGCTTAAATAGAATATCAAAACAGGGCGGATCTGTTGCTCAGGCTTTGCGTGATGCTGGATTAAGTGGTGAAACAGTTTCAAAAGGTATTGTTCCACTAGCAACCAATTTTCAAATGCTAAATGACAAAATGGCTCTATCAAATAAAGAGTTTGAAAAAAATACAGCATTAAATGAAGAGTTTGACGCATCAACCAAAACAGTTAATACAGCGGTAGCGGATGTGATAAAATCATTTACTAATTTAACCTTAAAAACGGCAACCGCTGGAAGTGGTTTAAAGACTTTACAAACTGCTTTGTTTTTTGTTTCTGATAACATGGAAATCTTAGTAGTGGCGGCGGTTGCTGTATCTGGGGCTATGTTATTAATGAAAGCCGCAATCATAGCTTCTAAAATAGCCTTATTCGCTTATAACGTTGTTATGGGTATAAGTACAGCAATTACGCAAACAAACAAAAGAGCATTGATAGCCAATTCAGTAGCTCAAGGAGCTTATAGGGTGGCTATGTTTCTAACTACGGCGGCCACCTATTTAGCAAACTCGGCTTTTGTTGCTTTGGCAATTTCTGTTATAGCGGCTACATGGCCAATACTTTCTATAATTGCCGCTGTTTTAGCAATCGTTTATATATTCCTTTATTGGGATGAAATAGTTGCTTTCTTTGGAAGACAATTTGTTAAATTTACTAAAATGCTTGGAACTGCTTGGGCGGCAATAACTGGTTTTTTCCAAGAGTTTAGTTTTGTTGATTTCTTTAAAGGTATTGGAAATGCTTTAATTACTTTTATGCTAATTCCTTTAAAGTCAATGTTATTTTTACTTTCTCAATTACCTGGCAAATTAGGATCTTTGGCTAGTGTAGGACTTGACAAGCTCAACGAAATCGAAGCTAATTTTAATTTTGATAGGAATGGCGATGAAAGCGGTGTTTTACCTAGTAGCGCGCAAGCAGCAAGCCAACAAACAACCGAAACAATAAGAGATAGCAACGTTAGAATTGATGTAAGGGACAAGGGCGGAAACGTTGAGAAAGTATTTCAAGACGGAACAGCTATTCCAATAAGTATGCAAAATACCGTGGGAGTTTTAAACTATGGTAGCTAAAAATAACAAAATAAACGATGTCAACAAGCAAAAAAAGATAAGTCATGTCAACAAAAGATATAAACATTTTTGAAAGCGGATCAGGTGGTGAAATGAGAATTTTAAATTCTGATTTATTATTAACAGAAACCATTTACCAAACTATTTATTTAGCTTTTTATGGTGGCAATGTGGAGCAAGATACAAATAATGAAGAAAGCAATTTAGAAGAAAACTTTGACTATTGGGGCAACCAATTATTCTATTCTAACAATCCAGATAAATGGTTTAATTCACAAACTGAAAGAGTACTTTCTACGGTTGCATTGAATGGAGAAGGTAGGAAATTAATAGAAGATGCGGTTAATGCTGATTTGCAATTTCTTAATAATGTAGTTAATTTTAGGGTTGAGGTAAATATTACATCAAGTAACAAAGCTGAGATATTAATATTTATTTCAGAGTTTCAAAATCAAGCGGATAGACAGCTAAAAATGGTTTGGGAAAATTCCAGAAATGAGTTAGTAATTCAAGAAATAATATGACAACAATACAACAATTACAGGAGCAAATAAGCAAGGATCTTAGAAATCGATTAAATATCTCAGATGATAAATTAAAGAAAGTTTTAGATGCTTTATCTGGTGTTTTAGCTGCTCAATTTAAGCTGGCTTATTTGGGACTAGAAGATGCTCAAAGAAACTTATACCCAGATACAGCCGACACTTTTGATAACGGCGGATCGCTTAATCGTTTAGGTCGTATTTACCTCAATAGAGATATAAGGCCAGCCACTTCGGCAATTTATAGAGTTGATGTTGTAGGTGTAGAGGATAGCGTTTTAAGATCTGGATTAACTTTTAAATCCAATGAAGATTCCGAAAACGCTGGCAAACTTTATATTTTAGAAACCGAATACACTTTAACAGGCTCAAATGATTTAATCACAATTAGATCCATTGATGGCGGTTTAGATTATTTTCAAGATGATTTAAATAATTTAACAATTACCGAACCCGTTATTGGAGTAGATAAAACAGTAACGATAAACAAAGGAGCTGGCGGGTCAATCATGCAGGAACCAGTAGCATCAGAAACTACACAAGAGTTTAGAAACGCTATTCTTAACGCTATACAATTGGAGCCACAAGGCGGATCTAAAGCTGATTATCGTTTATGGTCCTCTGATGCTGCTGGCGTTCGTTTTGTATATCCATATCTAAAGGACGGCGATAGTGGAACCGTTCAAATATTTGTAGAATCCTCTGGAAATGGTGGCGTCCCAAATCAAACTATTTTAGACAAAGTTGAAGAAGTTAATAATTTTGATCCAGACGAAACAAGACCTTTGCAAGAAAGATCAAGGCGACCAATACAGGTTAATTTAGAAGTTTTACCAATTGATCTCGTAGATGTTGAAATTAATATAATTGGATTAGTGGATAGTAGCACAGCGATAAAGGAATCAATAGAGCTTAATTTAATAGCTTTTTTGCGAAATATTAGGCCATTTGTTGACGGTGCTGATCTTATTAGAAATAAAAATGATATTTTATTTAGTGCAAAATTACAGGGCGTTGTTACCGACGTTTTAGATGCTGATAATTTCTTTAATGATTTTAATATGCTGGTTGGTGGAATTTCTGAAACAAGTATTATTTTTGCAAGGGAAAAAATACCAAACCTCATAAATGTAAATTACTTATGATAGATGAAAAGACGCAGCATGGTGTTAATTCTAGCTATGGATTAAGTACATCACATAAATATCCATCAAGTTCTTTGCAAACTGAGGATGATATAATTGATTTAGAACTATCTAATTTGGTTAGCCAATTATATCCAACGGGTAGAGCTTTTTACGGACCAAAAGGAGGAGCCTTTGATTTATTACACCAAGCAATTAATACTAGTTTTGTTCGATTTGTAAATGAATACACCAACCTAATTGATTCTAGTATTCCAGATAATGAAAACTTTACAAAAGAGGATGCTTCATTTCTGGAATATAAATACGGATTAAGCAATAGGTTCCA